GCATTAGTGATGGCAGGGCGCGGTATTCCTAACAAAGCTGCCTTTTGTGGGGTGTATGAGTTTCCAAAACGCATATCATACTACAAAGTAGAGATAGACCCTAACGCACTTGTCCCTCATCGCACTCTAGATGAGGCAAAATTGAAGGCAGTGGTGAATAATAAAGGGGAAATTACTAAAATTAAGATTATAAATGGCGGATTAGGATACAAAGACCCTATTATAAAGGTGATAGACCCGCGTGTCATGGATGATTTCTCCGCATCTGACACTTCTAAGTTTGTAAAGAAGTGGTCACCTAAGATGAATGAGGATTGGAAGAAGGCAATTCCCGCTCCATCGTCAAAAGATGAGAATCAAGAGCACATTGAAAACACATATACCGTATTTGACGTCAAGGATAGGGGTAAAAAGGGCACAAGTAAGAATAAAGAGAAGGTAGTATTCCGTGAAGCGCAGTTAGAAATACAAAGAGTCGACTCATATGGGTCTATTAAGTCAATCCGTATCGTAGATGGGGGTGCAGGATACAACCAAGCTAACTTACCAGAGGTTATGGTGACTGACCCAGAGAGTATGAAGTTTAAATCACCTCCTGTAGACGATGGTGATAGCAGTATTGATGCAATGGGTAGAGAAATGGCAGAGGCATTCGACGCTGTAGGTGAGTATGCTCCTGCTATTGCTTCGGAAGACACTGAGAATAGGTCTTTCACATCTCAACTATTAGGTGATATTACCAAAGGTAAGGAAGTATCAGTCCCAGATAGTTACATTCGCGTCGCAGAGCAGACACAGGACACCACTAATCACTGTTTTAACATCAAGCAGGACTGTATTGAAATAGATGCAAGAGGTAATGTATCGGATGCAATCCCTACTGAGGAGACATTTGAGTATGTTAGTCAGTTATCCCCAGGTATTGCTAAGTTTGAGAAGGATATCATGCCTGGGGTATACGAGACTGGTAGAGCGGTAGACAAATATAACGATGACTCATCACATGTATACGGTGCATTCGGCAAAAAGAATTGTATAACAACTGGTCAACCTAAGTTATACAATATATCAAGGTGGTTTGATATGCCTTGCGCATACCTAGATGTAGGTAACGAGGATAACTTAACTAGCAACCTACCTAATGTTACACCAGTGAGGAGAGGAGGTAGTAGGACTGCAAGTGATAATGAGAAAGCGTATGGTTATATGCCATATAAGTATTGCGCATCCACAGAGGAGTCTGCGTCATACAGAGTGTCATTAGAAATTAAGGGTAAGACTATTGGTGCGCAGGGTGAAGCATTTATGAATTTCTTTAAGAGGCAAACTAAACCTGTGCTTGCGCCTAGGCGTATAGTCCCTAAGAGTAACGCAAGCGGAAATGCGAAGGTGTGGAATTGTAATGATGGCACAGTGGACGGACGTTGCTACCGTGACCCTACTAACTCTGCAAATATTATATTCATTCCTATAGGTGGAGATGAGAATACCTATGACTATAATAGCGGTGTTGGTTTAAGTGAGGTTGGACAGTTACAACTATGGATGGGTAATAACGTAACAGGCACAACTTCTACCACAACCAATAATTTGGGCAGTGGTGGTAACATATCGTATAACGCACTAAATGTAAACTGCGGCTCATACCCAGGTGCAGAGTGTTGGGATACATATACTCGCGGAAGCGGTAACACTACAGGACCTTTAGACGTGTATTCTGGATATAACGGAAACGGAACTAAAATTGCAGGAGAAAGGTGGTGGGAAGTAACTGCATTTGGTCGCACTAATCCTTGGTGCACAAGTTGCACGAGTGGTAATTTTAGTGGTCAAGGTGTTGGACTGACGTTTGTAAATGATTGCTCGATTGCAGTCAACCCTCAGCGTGTGGATGAAAACAATAATATGCGTTTAGGACCGTATGATGGTAAAATGACCGTAAGAAACTATTTGACTGGTAGTACTGTTGCACTAGGAAGAGCGTTAAATAACACAGGTAACCCATTCTTTGATGAGTGTAGCGACGCAGTGCCTCAAGGACGACCATATAATGTAGGAAACGATATTAACGGAGAATACACTTAATGGCATTTGGATTCTTAAAACCTGTTACGTCATTAAATGGACTACCTTGCACTGGTCACGGTCTCTGTTTACCCTCGACTGTACACTCAGTGCAGGCTTGCGGTAGTCCACCAATACCTTATACTATAGTAATTAAGAATAAGACTTGTTGGTGGCCACCTACACCACTGATACCTACTTTCCCTATTACGCCAGACCGCGCAATGGTGCAAGTAAACAGGATTCCTGTTATGGTATTCGGTGATACATTCACATTGCACATTGCTGCGTGCACTAATATAATAATCTATATGTGTCCATGCGGTAAAGGAGTGTGTCCTATTCCAACTCCCATCCCCTGTAGTAACCTAACTATAGAAGATAACGGTGGAGTTGGTCACATTAGAGTCTGTAACGCAACCACGCTTACAGTCTTTGCGCACAAACGTCCACTGGCGCGTATCCTAGACCCTCTAGGAGTCGGAGTACCTGGATTTTCCTATCCATGTTACTCAATGATTGCATTTGGACACCCAACTGTGTTAGCATCTTAGTAAATTAACTTTAAATTATGGCAACTAAATCAGGAATGATGGGCACTGTATACAATACAGATGTCAGACCAAAGAAAACTCGTCAAGGACGAGGTCAACATACAAAATATTCGGCAACAAGTAGAAACAAAGCGAAAAAAAGATATCGCGGACAAGGAAAGTGAGTTTTCTAGTCCATAATTTACCTCCAAGAGAGGTTTTTGTGAGAAAGGAGTATCTCTATGACCTAAAAAAGGGTCATGGAGACCTAACTCCTGGGATTTGGATATCAGTTAAGAGCGTAGAAGCGAAAGCTTTGTATTTTGAGACGCTTTTGACTGAGTATGGAGCACTTTTTGACAAATTACCACTAAGTGCATTCGTCTGGAAGACCGATTATGGCGATTTATTGCCTTTAGACACCCTTCAACTGTGGGATTGCTTCGATTACAACATCACAGTCATCGAAAAACCCCTTTTAGGTCGTTGCTCCTTCTTCGGAAAGGACAAAAAGATGCATGCGGGTGAATATTTGTTTACTATTGACTCATGTCATAGTGAAAATTCGACTCTAGACACTAATTTTAGTGAATATGACCCAGAGCACAAGTCATTTAACATCATACAACTTGATAATGGTCAATTTGCTGCTCAACCTAACAATAGAATCATCTGGAAAGACATGAGTTTGATACCAGAGAATACTAAAATGCCAGATTTTAACGTTTGTAGTCAAAACTACCGAGTAGAAACATCTGATAAGTGGTCAGTAGGGCATTCTGACGAATGGATGTATAAAACTGATGATGAAAAAAATTCGGAAAACCCGCTAAATAGATAATAGCAACAAAATTGGAGAATTATGGTGGTCAAAGTAGACCGAGCGGAGTGGTTTGTTGCTGAGGGTAATAGGTTAATCACTGACTACCCAAGCGATAAATATTCCAAAAAAGGATGTAAATGCCGAGCTACAGATTCAGAGCAGAAAAATACGTCAGTAGAGGTTTCAAGGACTTAGCACTCTCATTTAATGCTAATCCTTCTACTAAGGATTTTGGTGCTGTGAAGAATGAGAGAGCTATCTCTCAATCTGTAAGGAATCTTTTATTGACTATGTTTGGTGAAAGACCCTTCCAACCTCAGATTGGGTCTAGAGTCAGAAAACTTTTATTTGAGCAATGGGACGTCTTTGCTGCGGATAGTATTCGCACTGAGATATTCAACACTATGGAAAGACTTGAGCCTCGTATTGAAGTGACAGAGGTTAAAGTAGATGATGCTCCAGATGAAAATGCTGTTGAGATATCAATGGATTATATTATTGTTGGACAAGAATTAGTCCAAAACGTAGAATTCTTATTAGAGAAGACGTAACATGCCTGCTATACCGTCACAATTAACTTCTCTAGACTTCTTTGAGATAAAAGAATCAATCAGGTCTTACCTAAGGACTAGGAAAGAGTTTACTGATTATGATTTTGAAGGTAGTGCTGCCTCATATCTTATTGACATTCTAGCTTACAATACTTACTACACTGCTTTTAATGCTAACATGGCATTGAATGAAGCATTTTTAGAATCTGCAACTGTAAGAGATAATATTGTAAGAATTGCTAAACAATTAAATTACACTCCACGCTCAATCAAAGCACCTAAGGCATGTGTCCATATAAAAGCACAAACCACTACAGCATTGAATGGCACTACGTTTCCTGAGTTTTGTATATTGAGTAAAGGAGATGTATTTGTTGCTGATAACGCATTAGATACATTTACGTTTACTTTAACTAGAGATATTCAAGTGCCAGTAGATACAGGCACAGGTATCGCAGACTTTTCTAACGTTATCATATATCAAGGAAACTTATTAACATATAATTACACAGTCGATTATACTAAGAATCAAGAATTTGTAATTCCTGCAGAAAATGTTGATACTGAATTACTAACTGTAGATATTTCACCAAATGCTCAGTCTAGTGAAACTGATACTTATAATCTAGCAGGGAATGTAACTGGTCTTGATGAAAACTCTCGTGTTTTTTATCTTGAAGAGACTGATGACCAAAGATATAAGATTATTTTTGGAGATGGTATAATTGGACGTCGTTTAATTGATGGTGAATACATCACTATGAATTATGTCACCACTTTTGGTGTCGAAGCAAACGGTGCTGACAACTTTGCATTCATAGGACAGATAAAAGACTCTGATGGTCGTGTGATACCTCCACAGAATATCACCACAATGACAAAAGAGAAAGGTCAGCAAGGTGAAGACCAAGAATCATCATTAAGTATTAAGTTTAGAGCACCTAGAGCGTATGCAACTCAAAACCGTGCTGTAACAGAATCTGACTATGAGCACATTGTTACTGAAATATACCCACAGGCAGCGTCTGTGACCGCCTACGGTGGCGAGAAACTAGACCCTCCTGTATATGGAAAGGTATACGTTGCAATTAGACCAAAAACAGGAAATAAACTGAATGAGTCTACAAAAGCAAAGATTGAAAAGGATTTGAGGAAGTATGCAGTTGCATCTATCCAACCTGAGGTTATTGACCCAACCAGTTTCTACATTATTCCAAAAGTTTACGTTTATTACAACGCAAATGGCACTGCACTTACTGGAAGTCAGTTAGGTACTAAAATTTTACAGTCAATCGATGAGTATAACAGAAATGGACAAACTGACAGATTTAATAATAGAATTGAAGGGTCAAAATTTGGTGCAATGGTCGATAATAGTGATACATCAATTTCTGGTAACGTTACACAACTTACATTGGGTCAAAATTTAGACAAATTTACCTTTGGTAACGTATTTACACAATGTTTGGATTTTGGTAACCCACTTTATGACCCAAGTAGTTTTGCAGGAGACCCAGAAGGTAGCGGAAGCAATTTAGGTGAGAAATGTAAGCCTAATTTCTCTGTTGTTAAGTCTGGAACATTCTATGCAACTGATTATACTGAAGAATTGGTCAATTTGACCACTGGGACAACTTCTAGTGCTGCTACAACTAGCACAGTCTTCTCTACTGACGAATCAACACAAGTTTTAGTGCCTGTAAACATTAGAGACGATGGAATGGGCAATCTTATGTTGGTTACTACTAGAGATGAGACAGAAGTTATCTTAAATGCTGCTGTAGGCACTGTAGACTATGGAAGTGGGCAAGTTTGTGTAGGTCCTATTGCTATTCAGCAAACACCTGACGGTACAGAGCAACTTCCAATCTCTGTTATGCCAATATCTCCAACTATTGAGATTCCCCCAGGTGTAGACCCAACTTTCTTTAACCCAATAGTCAATCCTATTGATTATAACACTCAAAGTTTACCGATTGCGTCTTTTGACCCTAACAATTTCTCTGGTTATAACTTAGGTGACACAAGTGGTCTAAATATCATTGACTACCCCTCTGATACCTTTACGTATCCTGTAGATAC